GCCGACTCCCATCAGCGCATCGATGAACTCGTTCAGACGATCGATGAGCTTGGCGAACTGTTGATCGAGCGTCTCACTGAACGTGATGCCAGCATCCTCTGCTGACTTGAACGCGTTGCCGTTCTCATCGATGAGCTGACCCGACTCGATGAACTGATCCACCATCGGACGCATGGCTTCGGGCAGAGCCTGCCCAGTCGCCATCGCCTGATGGAGGAAGTCATTCATCGCCGGACCCATCCGCTCGATGACAGTGTTGACATCGATGCCGGATGCGGTCAGGAGCTGGAATTCAGAGAAGAGCTGTTGAGCCTGCTCAAGAAGCTGTTGCTGTTGGAACTTCGGACCGAGCTCCTCGATGGTGAATCCGTACTTCTCGACCGCAGCGTTGAGAGCCTCTTGAGCCTGCTTCTGCGTGTCGAAGATGCTGTTCACCTCCTCGACTGCGGCCTGCCACTCTTGGACAGTGTCCGCGTCGAAGATCTTCTTCATGAGCTCTTCGTGACCCGCTTGGGCCAGCGATTGATGGAGGTTTTCCCATCCACCAAACGTGTCCAGGAACGCGTCACGGAGATCGTTGACGTCCTCCTCTTCGTCGTGGAAGAGGCCACCGATCAGAGAGCCCAGGCCCTTGAGGGCGGGTCCGAGGAGGGCGCCGATTCCCGGCAGAACACTCCCGACAGCCTCCGCGACTGCGACCCCGAAGTGATCCCCGAAGAACGTCGTGATTTCGCCCCACAGGGCAGCGTCTGGTCCGAAGATTTCCTTGCCGATCGCGCTTCCAACTGCGTCGAAGATGTTGCCGCCGCCTTGGATGGTTTGGAGGATGACATCGGGAAGACCCTTGAAGGCCTTCGAGATGTCGTCGTTGAACATCTTCCCGAACGTGGTGCCCATCGCGTGCGGGAGCTTCGCAAGTTCACCGGTCGCAGAGATCGCACGAACACCGAGCTCCGACAGAGCTTTCGCAAGGAGCATGTATGCATCCTTGCTTTCTCCGCCGAGTTGGATCTGCTTGATGAGTTCGTCTCGCAAAGTCTCGAGTTGATTCGTCGAGAGCTTCGTGACACCACCGAGCTCACCAGTGACAGCGACCAATTGACCGAGCTTGGCGTTCGCATCCAGGACCGTCGGTCCAAGGAGATGATGGAACTCGTCGAGCTCTTGGTTGAAAGCACTCAGCTCTTCAGTGCTCTTCTTGAAAGCTTCCTCTGCAGACTTCTTGAACGCGTCAGCAGCGGCAGCGCTCTTGAACAGAGAGTCGCTGTGCTTCTTGCCCGCTTCGGCGGCAGCATGGTGCTTACCGACGGAGTTCTCAACCTCCTTGGACAGATTCTCGAACTTGCCCTTGACGGTCTCAGCGATGCCAACTCCCTTGTCGAGCACCTCCTGATGCTCACGGAACGCGTCGCTGGCCTCATTGATGGCATCCGTTGTTGACTGCTTGAGCCGGTCCCAGATGTTGAAGATGTCACCCGGATGAGCGAAAGCTTCGAACAGTGACGCGATGATGTTGCCGAGAATCTTCGCTCCCGTGGTGAGAGTCGTCCAGATGTCCGCGAGGGCCTTGAAGATAGCCATCCCCACTTCGACAACATCGATGGCGTTCACCAGGGCATTAGCGAAGAACACGATTCCAGCATCAACGAGAGTCTGAAGCTGTTCCTTGTTCTCCTGCACCCAGACGGACAACTCACCGAAGATGTCGGTGAGTCCCTCGATGAGAACGTGGAGTGGTTCAGACTCCACGATCACAGAGGCGATGTTGTTCTTGAGGCCACCGAACGTCATGCCGAGCAGACCCATCTCATCACCGAGGTCATCGGCGGCTTTGATGGTGTCGGCGGACATGACGATGCCGAGCTCCTTCGCCCGGTCCATTGTCTCTTGCAGATTTGCGCCGAGAGGAACGAGCTTGGCTCCTGCTCTGCCGAGGAGCTCGGTGGCAACGGCAGTTCGGTCCATCTCGTTAGGGATCTTCGAAGTCGCTTCAAGGATGGTCTGGAGTTGCTCTTCAGGCTTCATGTCCTTGAGCTGTTGAGTGCTCAGCCCAAGGAACTTGACCGCGTTCTCGACCTCCTTGTTTCCGTCGGACAGACCCGTCTGGAGCTTTCGAAGACCTGTGGCGATCTGCTCACCACTGACACCGACGGCAGCTCCAGCAACGCCGAACTCCTGCAGAGCTTCTGTGCTCGCGCCGAAGGCCGCTGAGGTGTTCGTGACCTCATCGGCCATGTTCATGAGGTTGTCTGCGAAGCCCAAGATGGCCGCGCCAGCGGCCTCGGCCATGTTGACAATCCGTTCGCCGAGGGCAATGCCAATCCCGGCTTGCAGACTGCTGCCGATCTGGTTCATCTTCCCGGAGAACGAATCCTGGAGATCGATCTCGCCTTGAACAGAACCGACGTTCAAAGGCATCTAGGCAGCTCCTCTGATTCTCGCGTTATGCGACTCGGCGATGGCTTGAGCGTAAGCCTTCATCTGCTGCCACGGCATGACCTTTGGCTTGGGCTTCTCCGCATCTCCGAAGTAGAGCTTGCAGTCCTCGAGCTCATAGATCTGCGGCCGCTTCTTCTTGTCACGGTTGACGTTCGCGATTACTTGCACGACCGACCCGAACATGTCCGCCATCTTTTGGTCCCCGAATGGCTCAAGCTCCTCGAACACCATCCAATCGATGAGCTGCTGCGGTCTCATCGACCGCAGCATCCCGTCGACATCCGGAACCCCAAGATTCAAGGCGAGGCGATGCGCGAATCGAAACGCGCTGCCCCGCCTCAGTCGTTTTTTGACGCCTCGCGCGACTCCTTCGTGAGACCGTTCACACGGATCACGGCGTCCTGGAGGATCATGAGGGTCTTGTAGCTCTTGCGCTTGATACGCTCGATGTCCTCGAGGGTGAAGATCGGCTCACCCTTCTCGTCGATCGCCGACATCACGACGGCACGAGCGATCGATTCCGAGCGCTTCTTGGTGTCGGCGTCGATGAAGTTCGCCGCCTCCAGTCCGGAGATGCTGCGGATGCGCACGCATCCCTTGAACGCGGGGAGGTAGACGTCCTCGAACTCGTCGTCCTTCGTGTCGAGGAACTCCGCCGCGCTGAGCAGCTTCTTGGTCTGCTCGTTCTTCGCCATGACCCATCTCCTAGCTGCTGATCAGGTTGATCAGCTGAAGTACTGCGGCCCCGTCGGTCGGATCGTGACGTCGGCCACCAGACCGTCGTCGACCGGAGCCGACGGACCGATGTTGATCACGTACCCGCTCATGAGCCACTGCGACCCGTCCGGGAACGTGGTGCGGTATCCGTCCTTGGTCCCGTCGATCCACGCCTTCGTGAGACCGGTGAGGTGATCGTGCGTGCCCAACGTGGGCTTGAAGCCGATCGTGAACGTGTACTCACCGCGACGCTTGATGCCGACCACGAACGTGTCGTAGTCGTCGTCCTGAGCGGTCGTCTCGATCGCGTTGCGCGTCAGCGGCGACGGCGTGAGATCACGCAGCTCCCCGATCGTCGAGAACGTGGTCGGAGTTGCGGCGGGCGCGCGAGCGAGCAACGTCCCGTGCGCCGAGATTGCCTGATTGCCCATCTATTCTCCTCCTCTTCTTACGGCGTGACCGACTGGTTCCGGATGTTCAACGCAACGTAGGCATTTCGTGCCATCAACCGAGCATCAACGTAGTTCGGCGCTACGACTCTGACCTGAGCAGTAGGACGATCGTATCCTGACAGATCATTCTGAATGCGAAGAGGTGGACCTCCTCCGTTCTCGATGAGCTGAAGATACGGCCCTCCTTCGGCTGGGATTTGAGCCATCGTTCCGGCGAAGATGTTCGTGTTGAAGACTCCGACGGCTGCGGTCACGAGGAGCTTGACGAGTTCCTCGAGAAACGTGAGTGAAGGCTCCTTGACGGCTTGCACATTGAACACGATCTGTGCCCGATTGTTCTCGTCCGACGCGATGCCGATCGGGGGCTGAATCGGCGAGAGCTCTCTGTACCAAGTCGCCATTACTCAAGCCTCGCTTCACGGGCGATGTCGGACAGCAGCGTCGCAGCCATCTCTTCGATTCCGCGCTTGAGGTAGAACGGCCCGCCATGAGTGTGGTGATAGGTCGTATTCTCGTGCTGGTCCTCAGCGTAGAGTGCAGCCGAGCCTCCGAAAGACATCATGACGGCAACACGACCAGGGATGGGAGTGACCATCCCGGTTCCACGAAGGATACCATCCCTCACTGGAACGTAGTCGTCCTTGATGACGGTCATCTTGAGCTCGGCCTTCAAGACCAGAACAGCCTTGACCTTGAGGGGATAGTCGCGAGCGATCTTCTTGATCTTGTCGGACATCTCCTTCTGGCCCTTGAAGGTCACCTTCAGCAAGCGATCCTCGCAGGAGACAGAGCCTCGTCGATAACCTCTCGGAAGCGCTCCCCGATAGCGCGCCACCGGAACTGCGGCTGAACGACCAGCTCACGTCCTCTCGCGGCCAAAGACCGACGAAGGTTCTGGTCACGATAGACCAGATCGAGAGCCTTGATGAACTCACCGCGATCAGCGATGCCACCGATCGCGTTGATGTGGTTCGGAGTCACACAGATCTCCGAACACGGCACCTTCACGACGGTGTCACCGGGCCATTCACCGAGAGCAGCCCAGTCGGGCACGATCTGCGGCACACGGCAGGCCATCCCCTCCATGTGGGTCAAACCCCATCCCTCGCCCTGGGTCGTGCTGATCTGCACATCGAAGCACGAGTAGGTCATGTTGAGACCGCTCTCGCTGATCCCCAGGCCGATCTCCGGTTCCGCGAGGATGAGCCTGTTCGAGAGCCCATAGTACTTCATGAGCTGTGACACATCGTAGCCCTGATCGCCGGTCGGGGCCACGTGAAGGAACAAGAACGCATCCCTCACGTCGAAGGCCTTCACCCACTCGGCGAAGTACGCAACCGTCAAGTCGAGTCGCTTCCGCGGCTGATTGCGGTTGACGTTCCCAACGATGTACGCTTCGTGGGTGTACTCCGGCAGACGACCCATCTTCCGAGCCTCGAGTGGATCATACTGCCGACGATAGACCTCCAAGTCGACACCGAGTGGGACCACCGAGGAGTCTCCGGAGTATCCTCCGAGCTGAGCTTCCTTGCGACCGAACTCGGTCCAGAAGATCGCGTGAGTCAGGCCGTTGAGCCAGTTCCCACGGCAGTTCTTCCCGTCGACGGGCATTGATGCGATGGAGGGTACGTTCCCGATCTTCTTGAGGTACATCGGGACGTTCCACGGATCGTTCTGAACGATCACCACGTCGGGCTTCAACCCGTTGACCAGCGAGGCCGTGCGACCGACTCCGAACCCATCGCCGCCGGGCATACACGGATAGATGGGATAGGGCCAGTCGTGTGGATCACCACCGTAGTTGAGCCCGAGCACGTGAACTTCCCAGGTCTCCCTCAAGACGTCCAGGACCTTGTGAGTGCAACGCGCGAAACCGGACGCGACGTCCGCGTCACCGATCCAGAGAAGCTTGCGATTCATGAAGTCACTCCTTGTTTTCCGGTTGGATGGTTGCCTCACGAGGCACGAGACGACCGAGTCCTCGGAGAGTTCCGTCGCCTTCGACGTCGCGCTCGGTGAGGATCTTCTCGAACTTCTCCTTCAGAGGCTCCTCTTCACGGATGTGATCCGCGAAGGCTGCTGCCATGACGTCGACACGAGTGTGAAGCGCATCGAGCTTCTTCGTATTGTCTTCGACGGTCTCACGAAGAGCGTCGATCTGGTTTCCACCCGAAGTGATTCGAGCGCCATGATCGGCCAACACCTGACTCGTAGTCGTGTGATGACGAATCACGATACCCTTAAGCTCCTCGAGCCCGTCGTGAATCGAACCGTTGCCCTGCCGTGGATCCGAGCGTTCTCCTTCGCGCAGCCATCCACGAATTGCACCGGCGATCCGCTTTCGGTTGCGCCAGATCATCGGAGTAATCCGAATCCCGATACCGACGGCAGTGAGTGACGCGGCCCATTCGGCGACTTCTCGAATCACTTCTGCACCGCCGCCGCAGTCTTGACTCTTTCGGCCGCCTCACGACCGACTGTCTCTTCGACTACGTCAGCAGCGTCCTGCACGACCAGCTTCTTGTTCTCTCGCTGAGCCTGAAAGAAGAAGTGGCCCATGAGGAACATCGTTCCACCGAACTGAAGAACCGATTCGGGAGTGATCGGCCTACCGAGCATGGGCCGAACGCAGATCCAGCAGGCCCATGCGCCCATCGCCATCCCGAAGAGGTACGGCACCATCGGACGAGCCGCGAGCCGCCACACGCTTTCGCTGAGAGTGTCCTCGGGAAAGCGGTTGATCAGGGTCCACCCCTCGTACAAGAGGTAGACACCGAGTGCAACAGCGAAACGCCAGTCGAAGATGTGCCAGATGAAGTACAGCAGACCCAACCCGATGGTCGCTCCGACCACCATGTTGGAGTAGCCGCCGATCTTCTCCCGAGCCGATTGGGTCATGCTACTTCCCCACCGCCACCGAGAGAACGACGTAGTTCCCTTGAGGCTCAGCGACTGGTCGACCGCTCACGTTTCTGTATCGCTGTTGGATGCCGAGGACTGCGGCCCCGAGGAGCTGGACGTTTGCTCCCTCGAGAGGCTGACCAGGCTGTTGTTCGTGAAGCTTGATAGCTCCCTCCAGTCCCGCCGCGAGGCCGTAGGAGCCATCCAAAGTGTGACGCTGATCGGCGTTGAGGGACACCTCCAAGTATCCCTCCTGATAGCCGCCGAATCGCAGCGCGAGCTTGCCGTATCGTACGGTCTTCACGAACGGAGTTGGATCGGTGCCGAGGCGAGTCCCGAATCCCGCATGGATACATGCGGAGAAGTTCAACACCGAAGCGAAACGCTGGCAAAGCCCGATTGCCGGTTCGATCGTTGTGAACGTCGTCGGATCCAGTTCGGTGAGTGACACGCCTGGAGTGCCGAGCACGTCGATCTTGAACAGGAGCCGTGTCGCCATCGTACGCTGCCACAACGGCAATTCGACATTGACACGGAAGAACGGCGTGGCCCCGGTTGCTCCCGAGGCCATCGTGACACTTCCTCCAGCCAAGAGGCCGACGTAGACGGAACAGTTCTGGTCCTTGGGACACGGGTCGGTCGGCTGAGCCGCGACCGGTACGGCCAGCAGAACGGCGATCGCTGCTGTCGCGAAGCGCATGGCCCCTCCTACGGGTTCACGGTGAAGGTCGTGCAGCTCCTGCCGCCGGGCGAACTCACTTCGGCACAGGCCTCCATGGATCCCGGCGAAGAACACGTCACGTGAGGGTTGAACCCGTGTAGATCACCGGTCAACTCGCACGTTGCCGGAACGCTCAAGGCCGTGGCGACCGGGTCGAAGTCCTCGGGAACCAGACGCGGAGGCGGGTTCGTATCCGGATCCGTCCACGGATCGCCCATCATGCGAAGACTGCCCGAAGAGACGCCGTTGATGGTCCAGTTCACGGTGCTGCCGTGGCACTCCGCCGAAACCTCGCTGCCGTCGGAGGCTCGTGGGGTGACGTCGAGCACCTCACCGACTCCGACGCGCGTGGTCGTCCGACCTCCTGCTCCCGAGAAGCCGACGGTCACGCGAGCGACCGCCTTGCAGCCGGGCGAAGGCGACGGCGAACCGGACGGCGAAGGGCTCGGCTGGTTCCCGATGATGATGGTGATGTCGTTGTCCTCGTTGGTCGGCAGAGGCGTGTTGCACGACGCCAGTGACAGAGCTGCCAGCGCGATTGCGAGATGCGGCAGGTACTTCTTCATGTTCCCTCCTTAAGGGATGCTCTGGAGAGCCGGGCGACAAGTCGCAGTGTAGAGACGGATGCTGTACCCCGAGGCCGTCTCAACGTCGAACTGCTCACTGTAGTCGTTCGTGCTCTTGACGGCGATCTCCTCGCCATCGAAGTCTGCGCAGAAGCCGTGGATTCTGAGAAGAGCCACGACCATGCTGTGATACGCAGCTGACTTACCCGGACGGATCCGCCAATCGGTCTCCGAACCTCCGGGTCGTACGTCATTGACGTCCACGAGAGCGGGCATGGTCGCACCAATCTCGTTGAGCGCACCGTCGATCGCGTAGCGCAATGTCGCGTTGAGCTTGCGACATCCGCTTGAATCACCGTTTCCTCGAGGCAGGCCACAGCCAGGAACGATCGTCGGAACCGGCGTCGGCGAAGGCCCCGAGGAGGGTGTCGGCGTCGGGGTCGGGGTCGGTGCTGGCTCGATGCGACACGTGGCCGCGAGTGTCAACAAGGCAAGACAGATGATCGCGAGGGTCTTCATGGCTGCTCCTTCAAGTAGGCTTCGGCGAGCTTCTCGTCGTACTTGTTCTTCGCGTAAGCCGGACCGTTGTACTGACGCGCGAACGATGGCCAGTTCTTTGTGCGAATCGCATCGGCCAACGACTCGTCGCTCTGCACGAAGTTCACGAACGCGCGCAGGTGATCGTCGACGCTGCGGTACATCGCGTTGATGAACCGCTGAAGTCTCTGGAATCCGGCACGTTCGAAGTTCAAGCCCAAGATCTGGAACAGACCCCACGAACAGGACTTCAAAGCAGCATCCCGATCCAAGAGTGCAGCCGCTGCCAGCTTCGCGTGCTGAAGCGACGATGGGCCATACCCTCCCGGCGTGACCATCGAAAGGAACGAGTGCTCCGGTTTCGTGGTCGAAAGCTTGACCGCATCGTACTTCCCACCGGTCAAACGATGGAACAAGTGACGCTCGAACAGAATGACTGGAGTGTCGTCATCGAGGAAGCCACCGAGTGGTCCCGACTCGACGCGAGTCACAGCTTTGATTGAGGCCACTTCGCAGCTCAACATCCAAGCGGCTGCGGCGAAGCTTGCATCCGACGGATAGTCTTGCTTCACGACAGCACCTTCCCCCAGAACTCACCCGCGATGCGAGGCCAGGAGAACCTCTCGGCGATCACCGAGCGTTCCTCTTCGGTCACAGGCTCCGGAGGCTGAGCCATCACTTGCATGAGCTGCTCGATGAGAGGCTCACCAGAACACTCCCGAACGAAGACCGCATGACCGTTGTACCACTCTCGAGCGTCGTCCCTGTCGAACAGGATGGGACGACATCCGCTGAGCAAGCCTTCGAGAGCCGGCAGCTCGAAGCCCTCGCCGAACCTGAGGCCCGACACCCACTTCGAGCTGCGATAGATGCTCGATAGCTCGGGGTCGGAGATCCCCTGTCGGGAGCACCACGTCGGTTCTCGTCGCGTTCTCATGCCCTCGATGAACATCGGCCCGACGTGAATCACATCCATGCCGAGTCGCTGACAGGCTTCGGCCATCTCCTCGATGGCCTCGGCACCAGGACCTGCGACGTATCCGGACGTGACAGCTCCGATGAACCGGCCATTGCGACCGAGCCCGAACGTCAACGGATCGCAGCCGAGAGGAGCGTGCATGTACGAAGCACCGACAGGCATGATCTTCGACAGGTCATAGTAGCTCCACGTGAGGACCGAGTCATACCACAGGTGATGCCATGCTTCGGTCGTCCGAGGCTGGCAACAGTACTGGATCACAGCATAAGGGATGGTGAGCTTGCTCGCGAACTCGACTGCATCCGTTCCGATCACGTGAAGGACCGCCAGCTCAGCATCGCGCAAGTCCTTCGTGAACGTCACGTCGGCAGGAGCGTTCTTCTTGAGAGCGAGTGCGACCCGATCCATGGCCGCCGACATCGCACGAAGTGGATCGACCAGAACTCTCACGCTTGCCTCACCGAGATGTCCGTCCTGACTCCGATCCTGTATCCCTGTCTCCTCGCGTCTTCGCACCATCCCACCAGACAGTAGTCGTTGCGAATGCGTGCCCGTCTGGCGACTTCACTGCGCATCACCAAGCAAGAACCGACGCTGTCCACTTCAGTGACACGTCCCGATGTGAAGCACAGGCTCGGATGATACGGAGGGAACGGCCCAAATCGCTGACCGTTCTTGCGAAATCCCCAGATGTCGTAGAACGCATCACCGGCCATGACGAGTGGAGAGAAGACGTCGAAGCCCTCCGTTCGTTGCACCGCGTTCTCGACCAGAGCCGCGATCACGTTGGCGTGCCAGTAGAGATCACTCTCGACATAGACCAAGTAGTCGTCGTCGGGTGTGACCGACTCGAAGATCGCATTGCCAACACGAGACAGAGCCTTCATGCGATCAGGCTCCTCGGTCGAACCGAACCATCGCTGACCGTGTGAACAGTCTGGCAGTTCGATCGTGAAGCCGTGACTCCGCATGTTGATGATCTTCTGGCGAGTATCGTCCGTTGAATCGCCCTCGGCTGCGATCACACGGATGTTACATCCGAGGAGGCTCTGAAGGCGGGCGACTCTGTCGAAGTAGGACGAGATCACCCACTCGCTGTTCCTGAACGCCGATCCAACGACTACGTTCACCCGATGATCCTCTTCGCCAGGAACTTGGCAGGCACTCCGCCCCAGATCTCCCACGCGGGGATGTCCTTCGTTGCGACGCCGCCAGCAGCGAGCACAGCTCCCTCGCCGAGCGTGACTCCGGGCAGTACGACAGCGTTCGTGAGGACCGTCGCGTACTTCTTCAGAGTCGTAAGGGTCTTCTCGACGCGTTGCATGTCCTTCGGGGCACACGCGCTCATCGTGACTGCGTAGACGGCGTTGCTTCCGGAGATGATCTTGCCGCCACTCGCGACGGCCGCGTAGTCTTCGATCACGGTCATCCCTCCGCCGATGCCGAGATGTGCGAAGCTCGCGATGTGGACGTACTTCCCGATGTGCAACCCGAGACCGATCTCGAGCTTGACCCATGTGTCGATGCGTGAGCCATCACCTACGAACAGCCGCGACAGATCACCGGTCTTCACGATCGGTTCGTAGAAGATGGCTGGCCCCGGAGACAGCAGCTCATCGAGGTTCATCTGATCCTCCAGGAACTGCCGGCATCTTTCCTGTTGTTCTGCGCTCATGAGATGCACTCCTCGAGCAGCTTGACCACGTTCTCCGCGTCCTTGGCGGTCATGTCTGGATACGTTGGAAGACTGATGCCCGAATCACCGATGACGCAAGCGACTGGAAACTCCGAGTCGTTCTCACGATACATCGGCAGTCTGTGAAGTGGTACAAACGTCGGCCTCGTCTCGACCCCTCGGTCTCGAAGCTGACGCATGACGAGATCGCGCTTGACTCCCGGTGGCAACACGCCCGTGAACATCCATGGCGCGATCACGCCATCTGGTCCCTGAGTCGGCGCTTCAAGGAGTTTGCCTGTGCTCCCACGATAGAACTCGCAGACTGCTCGACGCCTCTGCAGGAAGTCGTCGACCCGCCGAAGCTGAGCGCGACCGACGGCTGCCTGCAGATCCGTCAAGCGATAGTTGAACCCGACTTCCTCATGATAGAACCGACGCTTGCCCTGGGCCTGACCACGAAGGAGCCGAGCACGATCGTAGTCAGTCTTCGAACGGCAGATCACTGCTCCACCTTCGCCGGTCGTGATGACCTTGTTGCCGTAGAAGCTGAAGCAACCGAAGTCGCCGATGGTGCCGCAAGCACGACCTCGCCACGATGCGCCAACGGCCTCGGCAGCGTCTTCGACGATGTCGAGCCTGTGCGCCAGCGCGAACTGCGTGATCTCGGTCATGTTGCACGGCACACCGTAGATGTGAACCGGCATGATCGCCCGAGTGTTCTCACTGAGCTTGCGTTTTGCATCCTCGAGGTCGATAGTCCAAGTGATGGGGTCCACATCAACAAGAACCACCTCACCGCCGACGTACCTGACCGCGTTCGCCGATGCGACATAGGTGATGTCAGGAACGAGCACCTCGTCACCATCACCGATCTTTGCAGCCGCGAGTGCGAGATGCAGCGCTGAAGTCCCCGAGGAACACGCGACCACGTATCGCGTCCCGAGACGTGACGCGAGTTCCTTCTCGAAAGCTTCAACCTCCGGGCCGTGAGTGATCCATCGCCGTCGGATGACAGAGAGGACGGCCTCCTCCTCATAGACCGTGAGCGAAGGTTTGCTGACGTGATACATGATCAGAAGAAGACGACCTGATGATGCACGTTGTTTTCGTCCGACTCGGTGTGAACGTGCATCGCAGTCGCTTCGACCCCCGGCTTGAACCGTGTGGGGAGAGTGTAGACGTGATTGTCGGCGGTCAACTGGAAGTCGCCGCCGACGATCACCTCAAGGTCGCTTGTGAGGAGTCCCTTTGTGGTCTGGACCTGCTGTGTCTTCCCGTTGATCATGGCCGGAACGGTGAACGGAGTCCCGAGCGTCTTCTTCCCGAAGCCATCGCGTGTCACGGGGATCACCGTAACGGTGAATGGAAACAGGTCGAGCAGGTCCGGAACGATCGGGTCGGCCATGACTCACAGCACTCTGAACACGTGCGAGCCGCTCTTCTTCAGCTCGACTTCCGCGCCCTTCTCACGAAGGTCTTGGATCACCTTCGCGTACGCTTCTTCCGAACTCCCACCGTATGTGATCGACAGGGCACCCACCGACTTGGACACGATGTCGCCGCCCATGACCGAGATGCGCATGGCGACGCGAGCGGCGGCAAGATACTTGTTCGGCTCCTCCGCGAGGATCGCGGTGATCTCCTCATCGGTCACACTCGCGGAGGTTACATCGGTATCACCCGTCAGGAACCTGACCCAGTCCAGATCCCTGTCGAGTACGATGTGGTACGTGGCAGACATGGCAGGTCTGGCTTACTTCGCCAGCTCCTCGAGCCGAGCTTCGATCGCGTTGAGCACGCCCTGACGCTGCTTGCCGTCCTTCTCCTCGGAGCGCAGCTTCTTGAGTGTGTCGACGTCCTCGATCTTCTCGATCTCGGCCCTCACGTCGTTGACCGTCCCGGTGAGCACCTCGGCGGTGACCGACTGGCCCTTCGAGGAGCCCGAGGGCTCGCCCGCTCCCCAGCCGACACCGTCTTCGGGCACGAACTTGTCCTTGAACTGCACCGACTGCCGACGGTTGAGCTGCACGACCGTGCCCGGCTCGACCGGCTCGCCGTCCACGAAGTGCTTGCCGACGTCGCTCTTGAAACGATACGCCTTCGTCGGCTCCTTCGGCGTCTCTTCCTTGTCTTCCGCCATCACGACACCTCTCAGAAGTTGAACGCGGTCCCTTGTCTAGAGCAGGCCCGAAGGTCTAGCTCATGTGGAAGACGCCCGAGCGACCCTGGGCGTCCGCGCGGATGAGCGGCACCTGGATCGTGAACGCCTTGAACTTCACGAAGAAGCCACCCTCGACGTCCCACTGGACGGTCTGCAGCGGCTCGCCGTCGACCAGCGCGACGACGTCGCGGGTGGCCTGCACCATGACGACGGTGCTCGCGGGCATCTGGTCGACCACGCGCACGGCCTGGATGCCGTCGACCTCCAGGATGCGCTGACGGATGCTCTTGTCGGACGCGGCCTTGAGGTCCTCCTCGACCTTCGTGCTGGAGTTCGCGCTGACGTAGAGCCAGTAGGGACCGAACATCCGGTCGCCCTCCAGGCCGGCCTTCATGGTGAGCACGTCGGCGATGATCTGGTCGCCGGTCTTCGAGCCGGTCCACGCGCCGCCCGTGCCGTAGGAAGCGGTGTTCCGGTTGGGATGGTTCGTGAGCCCGTAGATCGTGGAGCCCAGGAAGGTCTTGCCTCCCTTGAACAGCATCTCCTCGAGCTTCTCGGACACGAGGCGACCCGCGATGCGGGCCTGCGTGTCGTCGAGCGACTCGCCCCGCTCACGCGACGCGGACAGAGTGCGCAGATCCAGGTTGAAGTCCTTGTGCGTGATCGGGAGAGGGAGGCTGCCCAGGTCGTACTCGACCCGGTCGTCCTCCGACCTCGACCGGCCGCTCATGCTGACGTCGGCCGGATCCATGTCGGTGACGCGCTCCCACTGGAAGATCGTCTTGCCCATCGCGTTCGTGACCGGGATGGTGAGCCCGGCCGCGATGAGGTCGGCGATCCCGCGCAGACGGATCTTGCCCTCTTCGATGAGGGCGGTGTCGAGCGCGATCCACTCGTCCTTCTGGAGAGTGTCCGCGGTCCTCAGCTCCTTCGGAGAGATCTTGCGTCCCTCCTTCAGCGCCGCCAGCAGCCGCTCGCCGGCCCAGCGACCCGTGCTCAGGATCGACTTGCCCGTGTCGAGCGACGCGCCTTCTGCTCTGCTCATGTCTCGATTCCTCCTCTGAGTGAGTCTTGCGTCAGCTCGCGCTCAGACGATCTGGACGCGGATGCGCGCGTCGCCGGGACCCGCGCTGTTGTTGACGGCCTCCAGGGCCTGCGCCGTGCGGATGCCCGCCGCGACGCCCGACGAGCTGAGCCGACCCGCCGCGTCGCCGGTCAGATAGGCTCCCTTCGCGATGTTCTGACCCGACGGGATGAACGCGTAGACGCGCATCCCGGGAGCGAGTGCCGCGGCCTTGACGTAGTCGTTGGTCGCGTAGGCGTCGCCGATCTCCTTGCCGAACTCCTCGCGCTCCAGCGCGACGATCGGCGCGATGTTGGCGGCGTTCGCCGTGTTCTTCCTCCACCCCGTGGAGGTGAGCTCGATGAAGTGTCCCGGGGTGATCGCTTCGGTGGCCGGCTCTTCCTCGTTGACGATCGGGTCGCCCCGGAGCACGATGACTCTCTTCGCCATCTCTGTCTTCCTCCTGTGTCTGCTTCAGTGACCCGATCGGCGGATCAGGCCGTCTTGCCGGCCCCGAGACGCGAGTCCCGGATGACCTTGTGCATGTTCGGCGGCTCGGGCACCTCGCCCTCCTTCGCCGCCGCCGAGCGCGGCAGGCCGCGACCGGACTCGTCGACCGACTCGGCCGCGCCGCTCGCCGACGCGAACTGCACGACCTTCTCGAGCTGCTCGAGAGGCATGGCCTTGAGCTCGTCCTCGGTGTAGACCTTCTGCTTGGCCATCGCGGCGACCAGGGTCTTGCGACGCTCGGCCGCGCGCTTCTGCTCGTCTTCCACGACCTTCTTCAGGCCGGGGAACTTGGCGAGGACCTGCTCCTCGGTGATGCCCTCGAGAGGGTCCTTCACCTTGTCCTCGGGCGGCGGAGGCGGAGTCGGGGGCTCCTTCTTCTCCTCGGGCTCGGGCTCCTCGGCGAGGGCCTTCAGGCGCTCGTCGGAGAGCTGCTCGAGGATCGAAGCGTCCGACGCCGCGAACCGCGGGTTCTTTCGGGCCAGGATCTTCTGGACCCACTCCTTCTTGGTCGCCATCGCTTCCTCTTCCTCCTTCTTGCACTTGCACGGATCTTCCTCGGCTGCCGTGACCGGCTCGAACCGAGTGACGGGCTTGACCTCGACCTTCTCCTCGCCGAGGCTCACGACTCCCTCGCTGTTCACCGAGAACGAGCGCTGGAACAGCTGAACGGTGTCCTTGGGCGCGACCGCGTAGATGACGTTCGACGCCTCGGGGAACACCATGTCGACACCGAGAAAGCCGGGCTCGGTGGCTCGCAGAGACTCCTCGAGCTTGGCCCGCAGGTCCATGTCCCCGAGCCCCTCGTCTTCCGCTCCACGGAACGACGAGAACAGCGCCGCGAACTTCTCACGCCACGGACGCTTTGTGTCCTTCGACATCTTCTCCTCCGAACCGCTGAGGGTGAGATACTTGCCACCGATGAAGACGTGCACCGTCGCTGCTCGAGGAGCTCCACATCCCATCTCGTTCGAGCACGCGCCGATCTTCCCCTTGGGAAGGAAGGCCAGATGGTCCGGAACGATCTCCCTCCAGATCGAGTCGAATCGCTGGCCCAAGTGGATGCCCGACTTCTTCTCCGGGATGATGAAGGCGCCGACGCTGACCTCGATCATCTCTTGGCTGTTGCGGATGTCCTCGACCATCTGCTCAGCTCCCACCTTCTTGGAGCGCAGCGGATCGATCCAGGCTTCCGTCACCAGCTTCTTGTGCTCCATGTGGGTGTTGAACAACCGACCCATCATGCCACTCTCGAGAACGTCGGGGTGATTGGCGCTCACCCTCGTGTCCCCGAACGAGGGATGATCCAGCATCACGGGCCGGCCATCCCATCCAGCGGGAGCCTTCGCGAGCTCTTCCGCGAGCACGAGTTCCGGCGTCTCCGCGTTGATGGGCCAAATCACGCCCTCGACAAGCGCGACCACGGGGATGACGATGTGCTCACGCTCCTCGAAGACGGCTGTGCGGATCGTGCCCGTCGCGGCCATGAGGTGAACGTGCCGAGCCAGCTGACCCATCAGTCCCTCCCCTGCGCGAGGCCCTGTGTGCATCGGCAATTGGGATGGGCAGGTGGACCCATCACCTCGGTGCCATCGGGGAGCACGAAGGGCTCGTCGAGCTCGGCGGTCTCGCCCTCCATCTCAGCACAGATGGCCTCATCGAGCCTGTCGTCGTCGGTGATGATCCACTTGCGAACGATGTTGCGCGGAAGCAGTCCCTCGTCTTGAGCCTGGAGCCAGAGCTCACGCTGACCCTCGTTCGACGCGGCCATCGTCTCGGTTCTCGCGATGGTCTCGGAACGAGCACGAAGGAGCCTGTCGGCGTAAGCTTCCGTCTTGGACTCGAGGAAGTCCTGCGACGGATCCTCCGGGACTCTGATGCGAGTGTTGCCTGCGCGAACGAGCTGGCCCGGCGATTCGGCGAGGGTCTCACGCAGACGCAGCACAGCCTGAGCGTCGCGCTCGGTGAGGCCCACGACGTTGCGAATCAAGCGAGCTGACTCACCGACTGTGAACTGCTTCTCGAAGGAGCGAGCGATGACTTTCCTGATCGCCTCACGCGTGGTCTTGGTGACATCGGTGACCAGACGCGAGCTTCGCTGCGCAGCCCACTGCCGCGCGCGAGGGTTGCTCTTCTTGAAGGACGTCCTGACGGTGTCCTTCGCTGTGCGAATCTTGCCCTGAGCAACGCGAATGCCGATCTTGGAGAGTGACGTGCCTGACGAGTCCACGATGTCGAGCAACGACTCCATGAGCTGCTCACGCAAGACGTGCTCGAACTGCTCCATGGCACGGTCGGCGATCTTGAGAACCTCGCTCTCCGTCCTGCTCTCGAGGCCGTTCGTGAGAGCGCTCGTGGACAGGATCTCGCCGGCCTTGCGAGTTGCCTTCTCGATGATCGCCGCGAACCGCCCACGCGCATCGTCGGCGACCTTCTGGATGCGACGCTCGGGACTCGGCTTGATGGCCGTACGTCCCTTGCTGATGGACGCGAGCACACGTCGCGCGGCTGCGGCAGGCTGAGTCTCGGGGTCCTCAGCGTCGGGGTCAACGACGTCAACCTGAGTCTCGTCAGCAGGAGGCTGATCGGGAGGAACCTCGTCGACGGGCTGATGGTCGGCCTCAAACTCAGCCAAGTCCTCATCGGTGAGCGGCTCAAGACCCAGAACGTGGTCACGAATCTCGGATCCCTTAACGACCAGCTCACCGGCCTTCGCGTTGAGGTCGGCCCACTTCGTCGCGATGTCCGCGCGCTGAGCCTCGTCCATCTGAATCATCTCGGGCCAGCGGACATTCCACTCCTCAACCTCGGGAAGGACACCCACCGACTGGAGCATCTCGACGAAGGGCCGAACGATGCTCGGCTCCGCGAAGTCCTGCCGTCGATCGCTGACCCTCTCATCCCAGTTCGTCTTGTCCTGCGTGGAGGCGAGCTCGCCCCGCTCACTCCCGACCAGGATGCGCTTCGGAATCCCCGTGGCCCCTGCGATCAGCGTGATGATGGCGTCGACCTGATTGTTGAAGTTCGCAACGTCGCTGCCGAAGGCCTCCATCTTCATGCCACGAGTGGCGATGGTCCTTCGCAGCTGATGCGCGAACTCCTCTGCTGCATCCTGGACCTTCTTCACGTCCGGCTCGGACATGACCAGGTCCTTATCGAGGTCGAAGTGGAAGCCCTGATGCGCTCGCAGCCAGAACGACTCGCTCCCTGCGCCAGTCACTTTCTCCAAGTCGTCGAGCCAGTTCCAGACGCGAGAGAGCCGAGGAGTGCCGAACACGCGATCGTCGAGAACGCCGTCGGCGATGTGGAGCACACGTGACGCATCGACCTTCTTCGCACGAACCGAACCCTTTGCTGACGTGAGCCGCTTGATCATGTATGCAGCGGGCAGACCGAAGCGAGGGTCGGCTTCGTCCTCAACGTAAGACACGATGTCGACGTCGTCCTGTGCGAACGGCGTGAGATAGATGAGCTGCTCTGCGGTCATGCTTGACGGCAGAGGAGTCTCGAGCTTGCCCGGCGCACCGATCAGGATGATGGAGAACTGACCGAGGCCAGCGAGGACATCGGCCTTCGAGAACGTGGACCAGATGCCGAGCCTCTTGTCCAAGTCCTCCCAGATCTGTTCGAAGTCGGTGCTGACGTCCGGGTCCTCATCCTCGATGAGCTCGGCACCTCCCCTCCATGTGGCCTGAGGGAGCGACTCGACTACACGAGCAGCGATTCCGTTCCTCTCGTATCGTGCACGATAGTCGTCGGGAGTCAGCTCGCGCTTGTACCCAAGCACAGCGAAGAGATCCCGCTTCCCACCGAACGTCATGCCCGCCTTGAGGGCGAGGCCTGCACGCTGAACGAAGTCGCTCAACTGACGGACGACTGCTACCAAAGCAGACCTCCGCTCGCCTTGACTTCAGCGCGAAGCGGCTCGAGCATGTACCGCGCTGAGTCGATGACGTGGTTCTTCTTGTCGGCGAGTATCGCCGTCGGTCGGCCCGTGAGAGGGTCGGCCTTGTACGAGTAGAACTGAAGCTCGTTGATCGCGTGCCTGCACCGCGGATGCACGATGATGTTGAGACCCTGAAGGAAGATGACTCCTTCCTCCACGGAGTTCGGTCCCTTCTTCGACGGCTCCAGCTTCTTGTACCCGTGACGTTGCATGTGAGAGATGGTCTCGGGTCTCGCGGAGTCACCGATGATGGGCCATCGCCGCGCTGCGCCATGCGAGGGACGCTCACACTCGCTCCTCTTCGCAGGGCACAGGCCGTCACAGAAGAGCGCGTCCCACAGATCGGGAGTGTCTTCGATCTCACACCCGACCTCGTAGACTTCATGGTCGATGACGAGCGTGCGCTTCAGCTCAGGATGCATGTACCCTGAGATGAGAACCGTGGGATCGATGCTGAATCCCCAGTCGCCACCGAACAACCGAGGGATGTCGATGGGTGCCTCGATCGCTTCGACCTTCCAGTTTCGGAAGACGCGCAGCTCACTGATCTTCTTGTACTTGCCGAGCCAGACATGCGCGTACTTATCGGCGTCACGCTGACGATCCCACTCGGCCTCACGCAGCATGACCTGAGGGAGCCGAGGGTTGTCGAGATAGCTCGTCTCGATGATGATGCAGTCGGGAGGATTCGCCTCACGGAAGAACTTGTCGACAGGGTCGGTTGACTCGTTGGGGTTCCACGAGAACCAGAGCTCACTGTCATCCTTACGGATGGTGGGCCGCAGCAGAGTGAGAGAGCGCTCGCTGAACGTCTGAGCCTCTTCAACCCAGGCCACGTCGTAGCCCTCCAACGACTTGATGCTCTCCGCAGTCTGCTCCTTCATTCCGCGGAAGATGATGATCCCGTCGTTGAGTGTTTCGATGTGGCTCTGCAGGATTCGGAACTCACTGCCGAGGCCGAACTCCTTGATCTTGTCCTCGAGGAGGCGCTTGACAGACTCTGCGAGAGAGTTCTGCACCTCGCGGATGCACACTCCTCTGAAGCCGGGCTGACGTCGCGCACGACGGATCATCAGCTCGGCGAAGAAGTGGGACTTCATCCCTCCACGACCGCCATGGAGGGCCTTGTACCGAGAGGGCTCGAGGAGTGGACGCAGGATCTTCGGGAGGCCACGCTCCCACTTGAGCTGGAGCTCCTCGATGTAGAGGGACTCCTCCAGCTGATCCAGTTCCTGCTCTACGAGTTCGAGCTCTTCGCTCAGTGGACTTTCTTCTCGGAGATTGACTTGAGGAGATCGGCTGCCGACGCTTGAGCGTCGATGCCACTGCTGAGTGATGCGGCCTTCTGGAAGAGAAGCTTGGCGCGCTCGACCGGATCCTGCACGTCGCCGGTGATCGGGCGCTTTGTACGATCAGTGATTTCGACCTTCTGGACGATGTTCGCGGCTACTTCCCAGAAGAGCCTCTCGATTCCAGGCGCACAGGTCCCCTCGCGAAGACGGATGCTCAGGTTCGTGAGATAGGTCTCGTCGTTGAGAAGCTCGATGACCTTTGCGCGGAACTCGCGTGGAGTGCGTGGCATGACTGGCCTGCGCGCGTGGTAGCACGCCTCGAGGAGGTGGCGCAAGCCTAGTCGCGGTGTTAGCAACTAGATTGTCCACACTAATAAGGTGGACGGATGTAACCGTCTGTAACTCCCCTTCTGTAACTTCTTAAGTGTAAGTAAACAAAGGAAAGTAACCGTGTAGTCGCTGTAACCGCAGGGTCGAGGGTACCCTCCTCGAGTGACCGCGGAGTGACGTCAAGTACTTTACGGAAACGGGATTACAACGGTTACACGGTTACAATGAAGCAGGTCAAGCAGTTACGGCGTTACAGATCCGGTTACATCCGGTTACAAGACGCTCCTCGAAGGCTCAATCGTAGAACTCCGAGAGCGATGGCTTCATTTCCGCGACGTACTCCGTACGACGCATCTTGTTTTCTGGATCAATCAGGCATGGCGCGGGATAGAGCATCCCGTCAGGGCAGATTGATACCTGGACGGAGTCTCCTTCAGGATACTGCATCCATGCGCATCCACACAAGAGCTGACGGATCATGTTAGTCCCCGAACGGATACTTGATGGTAGACGCTCCACGATCCTTCGGCCTGCCTCCGGCAACGATCATCATCGCGTCTTCGTGATTGCCCATCATGATGGAGATGTCAGGAGTTGGAAAGTGATGAGGAGCATGGGATGGCTCAAGCTCGTCGAGCTTGCGATTGTACTCGCGTATCACGGCAGGCCCGAGGAGGCCAGTCGCAACGATCTCATCGACGAGCTGCATCAGGTCCGGGAACACTCGTCTGGCTCGCTCACGATGCTTGATCCAGCAGGAGTCCTTGATGGGACACTTTCCGCAGTATCCTTCGTCTCCCACGATGTTCGCTTCGGCTTTCAACTTTCGGCCCATGTCGATTCCGTTGCCGAAGCCATAGTAGCCGGAGCAACCGAACTCCTCGTGAATCTTCATCGCTTGCGTCTCCTGTGAGCGTGATGCTTGCGTCTGCTCGCCATCCGCTTGAGGTACTTGTGCTCCTTGTAGACTTGAGGCCAGGTCTTCGGAGCGTTCTTTCCTGTGAGTGCGCTCACCATCTCTCCAATCTTGACAGCCATCGCATCAAACGAGGCTCCAAGATCCTTGCCGACGTCGGCCATCGCATCAAACGAGGCTCCAAGATCCTTGCCGACGTCAGCCATCTTCTTGAAAGCTTCAGCCATGCCAGGAGGGATCTTGATGCCGATGGAGAAGCTCGACTCTTCTCCAACATCCATGCCGATGATGGAGGCAGCGTCCACTGAGACAACATCCTCGTGATTCGCTCCATCCGCTCCGCGATCAGGGTTAGAGCGACAGTCGGGATGGCGATCAGTTCCTGGTTCTTGTCCGCAGTGCTTGCATCGGCGAACCATTGGAGGCGGAGGGATCTGAGGAACGAAGAACTCGGGATCGGGGATGTAGATGTCATCGAAGGGATAGTCGCTCACGAGCCAGCTCAGCTCGGCCTCTATCCTTGGAAGCTTGATCGGCTCGGTCCTGGGCTTGCCGAGTCCCTCCAAGACTTTCAGGCCAGCTTCGCGTCCTTCATTCGGCTTTGGAGGATCGGCGACAGGAACTAGAACACATCGGCAGTTAGGATGAGATGGAGGGTCAGAGCACGGATGGTCAAAACCAAGTAACCTCCATCCATCGAACTCCTTCGCGATCAGCTTGAGCTGATTCATGAAGGGAGCCGAGTCGATCGTGATGACAGGAGTGATCCCGATCCCAAGATCCTTACTCACATCGGTCCAGTCGCAGTCGGGGCAAGCGCAGTCTGGAGGGTGCTCGCTCACAGTCCCAACAGCGTCGGTGACAGGTCCTCGAGAGCGTTCTTTACACGCTCGTCAACGTACTTCTCGAGGGCCTTCATGAATCGCTCCATTCCCTTCTCTTGGACAAAGCGCCAGGGAGTGTCACGATTTACGAGGGCAAACAGGGCATGGTTGAGCTCTTGCTCCGCGTTCATGAGAGCACACTCCTTGTCCATGACAGATGGATGGGGAAGCACGGCAACACACAGATGAACATCTCGTAGAGCACTCCTCCAAGGATGTACTCCAGCTCAGTCTTGCGCCAGAAGACGCCGATCCACACGTCCTGCGGAACGAACTTGAGACTGACCCTCATGCCATTCTCCAGAATCCCGACTTGAGCCTTGTGTCAAAGGGAAGAGAGCGATCCAGTGGACGTGGAGTGACTGGCTCCTTGCTGGAGCAATAGTCATCGGAGCAAGGACGACACGGCCTGTCGGGTCCATCACCGAGAGCCGACCCTCCCTTGAGAGGATGGCAGCAGGTCTCATCGATGAAGGTCAACAGACCAGGAAGGATCTCGTAAGTCACACGCGAGTGATGGACCTTGTCCGAGAAGCCGAACTCGATCACAGTCCACCGAAGAACTTGAGCGAGAGTGCCAACCGAATCGCCTGATCCCAAGTCTCGAAGAAACGATATCGCGATGTGCTCCGCGTGCAGGTGATCGGGCTGGACTCCGTCCATCGCACGAACCAGAAGTTCATGTCCTTGTGAACGAAGGGCTTCGTGAGGATACGAACACGATGTCCGATCATTGCACCAGATCCTGAGGTCGACCTTGAGCGATGAACGACTCCCCGTTTCGCATGCGAACGTTCATCCACGGACCTTCGCCTCGCGAATCGCAGACCTGCGCTGTGCTCACCTCGTCAAGATTCACGGCTTTGTCCACAAGTGGAGGAGCATAGGCGAACGACGCGTTCCAGTCTTGGGCCTTGAACACTTTGATCATTCCCAACCTCCCGGCTTCCAGATCCCGTCTACGAGATCCCTGCCCCATCCCTTCATGACCTTCCCGTCTTTCCCTCGCACGCTCATGCGACGGAACCCGTGCCTCTCGAGGAGGGCTGCGATCCGCTCGCCGTCTTGAGTGCTTCGTCTATCTAGGCTGATACCGAGCGACGACCACACCTCCTCGGGGTCCACTCGTTGCTTATCGCTGTCGCTCGGGAGACCTGCCACCAGAGCGTCGATCTTGTCCTCCCAAGGATCAATGGTTCGACGAGACTCCTGGAGCTTGCCAGCTTCGGCCCACAGCGAGGTCTTGAGCCTGATGCTCTCGCCATCCTTGTATCGCTTGAACGCCTCGGCCCAGAGCTGGTCTCTGTCTTGCGCGATCTTACCGACCTGGAACAGCTTCACTCGCACAGGCCAGAAGCGACGGTTGCCAGTCTGGTCCTTCAAGTAAGTACTCGCGTTCGTCGTTCCGATGATGATGAACTGACGCTGGAGCTCACGTGAGTTACGCTCGTAGGCCAGTCTCACGGGACCGTCGGTCTGTCGGCTCAGGAAGGACTTGAGGTGCTCAACTTGAGTGCGCCTCATGTTCATGAGTTCTTGGGCCTCAACGATCCACTTGCCGGCAGTCCTCTCGATCACGAGCTTCGAGTCCACTCCAAG